TTATTCCATTGTTTTATACAATCTAATAATGTTTTATGGGAAAATTTTGAGGTTTTCCCACATTGTTCGCATTTTAACCAGATTTTGAAATGTTCAGGTTTGTCATTAATTTCATGATACAAATTAATACTTTTCGAATTGCATTCGCTGCAAGGATTAATTGAACTTTCTAAATCCATATATTATATTCCTACATATAATTCTATTAACTCTTTCCAATTAGCAGAATCCATCATATAGTATTTCATTGATGTTTTAAAACTTCTTAAAGAAAGATTATGTCTATTATATTTTAACATAACTTCTCTATACCAATTAAGTATTTCTTGTTTTTCAGACATTGTTAAATCACCAACATTTTCACCATCATCACCAGGTTTTAAATGCGGAAGAATAAATTCAATTCTATCAATAACTTGTGCACGACTCATATCTAATTCGATAGGTGCTAATGATCTGTCTCTGATAGCAGAATCAATTTTTTCAAGTTTTCTGTTTGAGACAAATATAGCACTTCCTGTAAATTCAAAAGTTTTAGGAATTCTACCATATTTAACTGCTTGTGACCAACGACTTTCTATATTTACATCAACTTCTTCTTTGATGTTTTCTTTTTCCTCTGGATCGAGTTGACCTTTAATCTGGTTTTCTCTTTTATAAATCATCTCAGCTTGTTTTAGTGATTTTGCTAATGATGTAGATAATTGAATATTTTCGTAAAAATATGGAGGATTTTGTGGGTCAAAATATTCAGGTGACTTAGTGCTCATTGTAACATAACGATGTTGTTTTGTATCAAGTGCTGCTTTTAGTAAGTTTACAGCATCTTCTGAACTAAATACAGAGTCAGCATCATCAAAAACTAAAACTTTCCCATTCTGTTTAAACAACAACTCGAATATAGAAGCAAGAGAAACTTTACCTTTATATATAGCCCAGTTTTTGTTCTTTCCACCGTTTTCTGGTCCAAACATAGATGATAACTGTTTATCAATACCAAATGATTTCCCAATTCCAGGAGTTCCTGCAATAATCAATGTGTGTGCTAATCCTTTAGCAACACCTGACACGAACGCAGGTATATGTTTATCAAGTTGATCATTAGGATCTATTTCGACTTTAGCAACCATTGCTTCAGATTTTTTAACATCTATGTTGTTAGTTTCTGGAGTTCCACCAGTTACTACTACAGGTTGACGTAACATTTCTTTAACTTTCTTAGCAGCATAACCTTTTGCTCTAAGAGCTTTCTTAGCAGCACCTTTAGTTGCAAATGACTGTCCATCTATTGTGAATTCCATTGCTTCTGTCATAACAATTAAATCTAAAGAATTAGTTAATCCAAACTCATTATCTTCTTCAAATATATCAACATTATATTTTCCAGGTTTTGGATTGTTGATTTGGTTTGCTATTAGAGGAATAATTCTAGCAAGAGAAATTCCTTTAGTATCTATATGTGCCGCTGCAGTCATTCCTTTCTTAGGTGAGAAAATATCAACTGAATGAACTTCATTTCCGCCGATTTTATTTTTTGCGAAATTAAAACGGAATGAAGATTTATCTCTACAAAACCATCTTACACCAAATCCAGTTCCACTTCCACCTTTATATTTATCTATTCCTGGTAGACGCATTACAGGAGTTTTTTTACTGTCTAATTTTCTTTCTATTACGTTCATAATCAACAGTAAAGCTTTATCTAAATCTTTTCCGCCGATAGCTTCTGTTAAATGCTGATATGTAGCAAATCTTTTAAATGATATCATTTTTATTTTCCTCTAATAACTTATTAAATATATTTATAAAAAAGAGTACAATACACTATACAACATAAAGGAAATATATGAGTTTAGCAAAATTACTTAAAGACGTTAGAAAGTCAACTGGAAGTACATCGTTTAAAGATTCAAAATATAGTGAAATCACTGATTGGATTGATACAGGAAGTTATGGATTGAATAGAATTATAAGTGGTGATATACATAAAGGAATACCAAGCGGTAGAGTTATTTTAATGGGTGGTGAAAGCCAGACAGGTAAATCTTTTCTTGCTGCTAAAATTATTATCAATGCTTTAAAGCAGGGATTTGATCATGTCTTTTATTTTGATTCTGAAGGTGGAAGTTTAAAAGATTTCTTTGAAAAACAAGGAGCTGATTTAGACAAAATTGAACATATATTGCTTGAATCTTGCGAAGATGCTACAATTAAAATTCTCGGTGTCTATACAACTATAAACGAATACAAAGCTAATAATCCTGACGCAAAATTCTTACTTGTCACGGATTCTGTTGGCGCACTTGTTCCTACAAAATTATTAACAGATGCTGCTAAAGGAAAACAAGCACAAGATATGGGTTCAAGGGCAAAGCTAATCAATAACTTAGTTAAAGGGTGTATTATACCTGCATTAAAATCTAATTCATCTATGTTGTTTCTAAACCACGTCTATGACAACCCTGCTGAGATGTTTACAAGTAAAATCAAAACACAATCAGGTGGAAAACAACTTCAGTATATCCCACATGTTTCATTACAATGTACAAAGAAACTCATCAAAGCAGAAAGTAATGATGAAGAATTTTACGGTGGTAATACATTGAAATTTTTCACAACAAAGAACAGAATTGTTCGTCCATTTTTAGACGCAGAATTGTTTATTGACTTTAGAAAAGGTATTGGTAAATGGGAAGGACTTGTAGATGCTGCAATGAAATATGGATTTATTGAACAAAGTGGTTCATATTATACTGTACCATCTTTTGATGATAAGAAAAGATATATGAAAGAACTGCTTAGACGTGATGATATTTGGGGAACTTTTATTGACGATTTTAACGAAAAATCTCTAAAAGATTTACAGTATAGTTCTGAAGAAGAAAGAGAAGAATTTGACAAATTAGAAAAAAAGGAGTTAGAAATTGAAGATTAATCTACTTCAAGGAATAAATGAAATGCATAAAGCATGTTCAGCAACTATAGGTAAAGAGGGGAAACCTTCTTTACTTGCAATGTTGCATTCTGAACATAGTCCTATCAGAAGTTTGTTGTTTGAAATTGAAGTTAATATACCAACTTTTATATCTGTGCATTTAGTAAGACATAGCAGTACTGGACAATTGCATTATGTGCAATCAATGAGAGATGATAGGGGTGGAACTGGTACAGAAGATAGAAATACTTTAGTGCAACACAGAATGATTTTAAATGCTCAACATATTATTGATATGAGTAGAAAAAGATTATGTAATAAATCACATAATTCAACTATTAAAGTATGGCAGAATATACTGAAAGAAATTTTTAAAATTATGCCTGAAATGAAAGAAGTCTGTAAACCACAATGTGAATACCGAGGAAATACTTGTTTTGAATTATCTTCTTGTGGTCTTCATAAACATTACACTGGGAAATAATCATGAACAATAGAGAATTAACTAGACTTAAAAAACAATTTGATAAATTAGGTGAAAAGGGTTGGGTAACTGTTTACCGTAAACCATATAAAGAGTATGGTGACTCAATAGGAGCTTTTCGTATAGGAAAAAAACCACCTGACCCAAAAAACCATCGAAGGGAATGGGTTAATCCTACATTTGAACAATATGTGTCTGTATGTAAAAAACATTGTTTCCATCATTCTGTTCGTTCATTTTTGATTTTTTTTAAAAAACGAACCTTTTTTGAAAAAATAATGCATTTTTTCTCTAAAACCGTTTGACAAACATCCCTTAAGGGTATATATTATCTATGTAACAAAAATAAGGAGGTTACAAAGATGGAGCACACTGAAGGTAAATTAGTTATTAATGACAAAAATTGGTTTTCACAGAGATGCACAGATGCTTCTGAGGAAGAAGCATTAATAATAGTTAAACAAATGTATAAAATATTAGATGCTCATAAAAACGGTGTTGGACTTGCTGCTAATCAAATCGGTTATAGAAAAAGAATAGCAATTATAAAAACTGATTCTGATGAAAGTATTGTACTTGTTAATCCTGAAGTTATCAGCAAAAGTAAAGAAACTGTTAAGAGCACAGAAGGTTGTTTATCATTTCCTAATATTCAACTTTCAGTCAGAAGACAAGAAACAATTACATTAAAGAGACAACCTGGATTCTCAGAGGAAACATTTGTTGGATTTGAAGCAATTGTTATTCAACACGAATTAGACCACTTAGATGGAAAAACAATGTGGAATAGATTATACAAATTGAATAGCAATTTTACACCCAAGAAAAAGAAACGTAAGAGGAGAAAATAATGAAAATCGGAGATAAAGTTATTTGGGATTCAGGGTTCGGATTTAGTATAGGTGAAATAAATCAAATTGCTAATAATGACAATGTCAATTTGTTTTTTACATTTACTTGTGGTCTAAATTATTACATGGTCACAATCGAAGGTAAAAAAATTCCTGTAAGAAGAGAAGAATTAAAACTCTACAATAAAGATAATCTTGAGAATGCTAAATTAAAATATAAAAAAGGATTAAATATATGACAAATAAAGAAAAATTTTCAAAATTTACTGATATTAAACAATTCAGAGGAATTGTTAAGAATATTATACATACTGCAGATTTTAATGGGTATGATGAAAACGAAAAACCTATTTACATTAAACATAAATTTGGTTCTCTACCTACATTGAAATTTGAATTTACAACTAAGATTCATGGTACTAATGCTGGAGTTTCAATCGACGACGAAGGCAATGTTTTTGCAATGTCTAGAAGTAGAGTACTTGAATTAACACATGATAATGCTGGGTTTGCTTCATTTGTTGAAAAAAACAAAGATTGGTTTAAACATAAATTAGAGATGTTAAATTTTCATTTCAACAGTAAATATCCAAATTTTAAAGTTTTTCTTTACGGTGAATGGTGTGGGAGTGGTATTCAAAAGAATGTAGCAATCAGTCAAGTATCTAAAAAACTTGTGTTATTTGCTGTAAAATTAGTAAACGTTGATGATAACGAAGATGTATATTACCTCAAAATTCCAAAAACTATAGAATGTCCTGAAAGGGAAATCTACAACATTAGAAAAATTGGTACAACTATTATTGATATTGATTTTAATAAACCTGAAGTTGCCCAGAACAAACTTATAGAGATAGTTGATGAAGTTGAAAAAGAATGTCCTGTAGGAAAATATTTTGGAGTTGAAGGAATTGGTGAAGGAATTGTCGTTTCACATTACAACAAAGAAGGTGTTAGACAACATATCTTCAAAGTCAAAGGTGAAGAACATGCAAAAAATTCTGGAAAAGTCAAAGTTTTAAAACCCGTTGATGAAGAGTTTGAACAAAAGAAAAGAGATTTTGTAAATGATCATGGATGTAAAGAATGGAGATTAGATCAAATGTACAATGAAACATTTGATGTAATTAATGGCGGGAAAGGAGACATTAAAAAAACTGGAGATTACATCAGAAAAGTTATTAAAGATGTAATGAAGGAAGAAATGGATATTTTAATCTTGCAAGGATTAACTCCTAAAGACGTTAATTCTACAATTTCAAATGTTGCAAAACACTACCTCTTCAGCAGATTGGACCAAGAGAGTGGTTTATGAAAAAAGAGGAATTTCAAGTTCATAACAAAGTTTTTATTCCTTCAGACAGAGATTATAAAGACGATTTTGAAGAAGAAAATGGTTGCTATATGAATTGCTGCACAAACTGTAAAATGATGTTTGTGGGCAATAAATATAGAAAAATATGTAGTTTATGTTTTAAACATGAAATAGTAAATTCTACATATAGGAGATAATAATGCAAATTAAAAAAAGAAAAGAAGATAAGTATTTCGAGTTAGTAATACCTAAAAGATTAGGCGAGTTTAATCAGTGGTGTGATAAAGATCATCTTATGTTTATTAGTATTGGTGTATTACTTGAAAATTATATTAATGATGAAGAAGATGGAATAGAACAATATAAACAAAGACTAGCTGATAATATATTAGAACTTGAAGATCCTAATACTAAAGAGATTTGGAAAAATTACAATAGAGGTTATATTCCTATTATGAAAGAGATTATCAAATTGTATAATTTTTGGATTGCATTACCTGGTCATCAAAGTAGAATCGAAGATAAGTTTTTAATATCAAATGATGATTGTTATTATTGGGAATATTGGGAAGACAAATTGCGAGCGTTAGAAGATCAATTTATAGATAGAACAATAAAAATAAGAGGTTATTTATGGACGTGATATTATGAAAGAATCAAGATTTTTATACAAGTGTAGATTATGTGGAAAGATAGATGATAGTCTTTGTACTGGTGAGAAAAATGCAATGCCTAGACTTATTGAGGCTGCTGCTTTTGGTAAGTCAATAGGTGAAGGAAGTATTAACGATAGCAAGAATATACCATCGGTCGATGAAAATTTAATAAAGGAACATATAAAATGAAAATAATTTATAGTGATATGAAATTACCATCACGGTTTAATAAGAGTTTTAATAAGAGTGTATTCTTAGCTGGACCAACACCTAGAGATGATAAAACTCAAAGTTGGAGAAAGTCAGCAATTAAAATATTAGAAGAAAATGAATACAATGGAACAATATTTATTCCAGAGAGACAAGATTGGAAAGTAAAATTTGAGTATGAAGATCAAGTAGAGTGGGAATTAGAAGCTTTGAATAAAGTAGATACTATTTTATTTTGGGTACCAAGAAAATTAACCACTATGCCATCCTTTACCACGAACGTAGAATTTGGGTTGTTTATTACTGATCTTGATGTAAGATTATTATACGGGAGACCTGATGATGCTCCTGAGAATAGATATTTGGATTATCTATATGAACGCGAAAGGGGATTGGAGGTTCCTATATTTAATAAATTAGAAGATTTAATAAAAGAGGTAGCTAATGAATGTTAAACAAAGAGCGTTTGAATTATTAAAAGTATTAGAAGGAATATAAAATGAAAAGTAAATTTAATGAAATGTATGAAGAAGTAATGAACGAATCAACAAAACCAACTCAAGAAATGATAGATTGGTTTAAACAAAGAACAGATAAACATATTGAAAGAGTTCAAGCCAATTGGAGAAGATTATACGATAGTAATTTCAATAAATATCTTGAAGACGGTTTAGCTGATAAAAAATTACACATATTAAAACATGACGAGAGTAAATATGAAGACCCTGAGTATACCCCATATTTATTTATTACCTGGAAATATAAACAAGAAGCTGATGGTGAGAAATATGAGATACCAAAAGATATGGTACAGAAAGCAACTGATGCCACAACTTTTCATGTATTTAAAAATCCCCATCACCCTGTATATTGGGATAGTAGTAAATCTATAGAAGATAATGTTATCAATGATAAAGACAGGGATAAAGCTACAGGTGAAATAGTTGATGCAACCAAAATGCCAAATTATGCCATTATAGAGATGATATGTGATTGGAAAAGTGTATCGGATGAAAGAGGAACATCATTAAAAGGTTGGGCTGATATGAATGTGGGTTCAGATAAACGGTGGAAGTTTAATAAAAAACAAACTAAATTAATTTATGATTTAATAGATTTTTTTGAGAAATAATAGTATAAAATAAAGAGATGTTAATATGTTTGGATTAAATATAAAATGGAATCCATTATATAAACGACAAGAACAATTGTTTATGGGCGAGGTAGTAACAGTCGATGTTTACACTGGTTATGATATAGATGAAAATGGTTCCAAGTTAGTTATATAGTTGATGATAGTAGTGGCGGATAAAGATATTGAAATAAGCGAGGAAAGCTATAAAACATTAAAAGAAAGTTTAACATGAAAAAAGAACTTAACGGGAGTAATTATGAGTAATGCAGGAAAAGGACCAAAACCTGTCCCAGGATTCAATCATAAACGATATTATGAGAATAATGAATATTGGGATAAAATAGAAAAAAAAAGAAAAGAAAGACGACAGGAGAAGAAAATAAATGAAAAAGATTCTAAATGATGAAGCTGTTGAAAAACTTTTACTTCAAAAAATTTTTACTGATGAAAATTACAGAAATTTGATTATTGACAATTTTGATGAAAGACATTTCACAAATAAGAATATATGTTTTATTATTAAAATTGTCAAAGAGTATGTTGTTACTTACAATAAACTTCCAGATGGCACAGTTCTTAAATTATTATTTGATAAAGAAAAGAACACTAAAGAACTTTTAACACTTTTTAAAAGTTGTTTAGACCTCGAAGTTACAGAACACGAAGATTTTGTACGAGATGCAATTGTAAGTCATATACAGAATAAAAGAATGTACTTTGCAGTTATGGACAATGTTGATGATATTACTGAAAGAGGTGAAATCGACAATGTTATTAAAGAATTTCAAGATATTTCCCAGATTGATATTGTAGCAGATATGGGATTGAATTTTTTTGAAGATCACCAAAAACACATGGACGAAGTTTGTGACCCTGATATGTTAATTCCGACAATGTATGAACATTTAGATAAAGCACTTAATGGTGGTATTCTACAAAACGGAAAAGCACTATATGTTATTATGGCACAAGCAGGATTAGGTAAATCATTGATGTTGAGTAATTTAGGAGTAAATTTTCTAACACAAGGAAAAACTGTTGCAGTGATATCATTAGAGATGAGTGAATTAATTTATGGAAAAAGAATTGATGCACATATATCAGGGCAAGATGTGAATCATTTACCTACTTATAAAGACACGGTTGTTGAAAAAATACAAGATTTTAAAGAACTGTATAACTCAACATTATTCATCAAAGAATTCCCACCAAATTCAATCAACACTCACAAAATCGAGGCATATTTGTCAAAATTAGAATCTCATATCGGTCACAAAGTTGATATCATTATAATTGATTATATCAATCTCCTTCGACCTAACCAAAAAACTGACGGCGGAATGTATGAAAGAGTAGGAGAAGTTTCTAGAGATATGAGAGCATTAAGTTACAAATTTACTGCACCTGTATTGTCAGCAACCCAAAGTAATAGAGAAGGGTGGGACACTTCAGATGTTGCAATGAGTAATGTTTCAGAATCTGCTGGAATTGCTCACACTGCTGATTTTATCGGCGCATTATGGCAACAGGAAGGAGACAGAGAAGCAAATAGACTTAATCTAACTGTACTTAAGAACAGAAATGGTCTTATTGGTCGATCTTACGAATTTAATATTAATTATAAAACCCTAAGAATTACTGATGTTGATAGAGAAGAGCTAAATGAGGAAGAAGAAACAATAACTGATGATATATTCAACAGTATAGCAGTATAATAAATAAAAAGGAAATTATGATTTACGATTTTACAAAAGATATGACGTACGATGTTGGAAGAGATATTGACGTAAGGACAATTCAAAAATATATAAAAGAAAAATTTAAACATTGTGAAACTGAACATGAAATGACAGTACAATTAAAAAAGACAATTAAAAATGAAATAAAATTTCAAAGCATGTTAAATGATTTGGAAATATCGATAAAAGAGTTAATACAATTATTGGCATTAGCATATCCAGATATGTTCAATCATTATTTGATAAAATATGTTAGAAAAAATTATTTATTCAAACGTAAATCGAAGTTTGAATTGTTATAATGTTAAAACGTCATATCTTAAGGAGATTAAAATGACAAAAGATGTAGAAAAGATGGAAGTAATGGAGAAGCAAGAAGTAGTTAAAAAGAAACGGAAACAATGGCCCGGTATTCTGGCATTAATTGTCGTATTGGGAATAGCTTATGCTATTTATACTGATGTTACTCTTTACAAATTGAGTGATGGAAGTTATACATTTAAAAATCCTAAACAGCGATTTGTTGAAGCTGTTCAAGAAGCAAGACAACAAACTCAAACCCAACCAGCAGAACCTCAAGTTTCACAACTTGAATTAATTTCTGGGAATTATAAAAATAAGATGTTTGATGTTACTTTACATAAAGATTTAACCTACACACTGGTTATGAATGTCTATAGAAATACTATTGAACAAGAAGGAACTTGGGTGTTAGGTCGAGGTACAATAACACTTACATGTTCTGGACAATCTAAAATTTATTCTTGTAATGGGAATCAATTGATTATGGGTCCTGGTCAAAATCTGATTAAACAATAAAAAGCCATTGTATAATTCCTATCCGTTTTATATAAGATGGGTGGGAGTTATTTTTAAATTATGAAAAATATTACATTAGAAAACATAATATCTGAATATCATAAAAACACTATGTTATATAAGACAGGTTCTTATCCTCGAGCACTTAAGAACATTCAAGAATCTAAATATATGACAGACGAATTAAAATACAAAAATCACTTCAAAAAATTTAAAAAAATAATTGAAAGAACAGATGGCCACATAGATTACAAAATAATGATTCAGTCGTTGGCAGATTTTTTCAAAGGTTGGTTTAATCCAATGTTCCTAACAAATCAAAAAGGAATTAAAATATACAAGAATTTTATTAGAGAAAATGAAACAAAAGTTAAAGAAAATGTTTTATTGGAAGTTAAAAAGAATCTACGGTTTGTTATAGAGTATATCAAGAACACTGATCTAAGCAACGTAGATGAATATTTATGTGAAGGTCAATATTTGTTACCAACAATTGGAAAACACCTATCAAGTGGGTCTATTAGCCCTTATATGCTGGTCACAGTTCCAGATATTAAATCAATAATTAATTCATTTCCGATTGATATGAAAAATGAGTATTTTACAGAATTTTTAAAAAATTACGATTTATACAGAGCAAAAGTTATTAAGGATTCTGTATTAAGAAATTTATCTGATAAATTTTATAAACTTGTTAATAGCAAGATTGAATAAATGTATAAATAAATATATAACAAAATAACACTAAACCACGGAGAACAAAAATGAAATAACAAGAGAAAAAACCAAGAAAAATATCAAAAATGTAACACAAATTAACACAACAACCAAAAGGAACCAATTATGAAAGACACATTTGATTTAGACAATTTGTTTGATGAAGTTCAAGCAGCTGAAATCCAACAAGCCACAGAAAAGAAAGAAGGAAAATCTTACACAAAATTTAATGAGGACGAGCGCTTCATTCAATTCAAAGCAGGGAATACATATCAATTCAGATTATTGTATTCAATCACTGACCCAGCAAAAAGAAAACGTCCGTTTATAGCAAGATTCAATCATTCATTTTGGGATGATAATGCTGAATATAATAAATTAACAACCATCACCTGTCCAACATCAGAATACATTCTTCACGACAACGGGTTCAATAAATGTCCTGTATGTAAAGCAACAAGAAAATTCTATAAAGACGGAAAAGTCGGTTCTCAAACATCTAAAGAATTGTATGATCAATTCCGCAGAAAATTCCACGGATATGCTCTAGTTTATGTTGTAAACGACCCAACAAATGAAGAAAATAATGGTCAAATCAAGATCATGCATTTTGGAATTACAATCCACAAATGGTTAAGACTTCAAATCTTTGGGATAAATGACAAAGGTAAATTAGTTGATGAAGATACTATCGGAAGAGATGCATTTTCTTTAGAAAACGGTTTTAATTTAAAAATTGCTGTTTCTAAAAAAGGTGAATATAATAAATATGATTGCGAATTTGCTCGTAAAACAACAGCAATTGATATTACAAAAGATGATATTGCAACTGCTGCTGAAGAACTTAAATTCGATGAAGAATTCTGTACTCGAAGTACGGAAGAAGAAATCAACGATTTTTATAAAACAAAAGTTTTATCTGAAGAAGCCAACAAGGATGCATCTGACGAACTTGATTTATCTCTAGATGATGATGAGAAAGATGAAATTCCTATGGATTATGAAGAAACACCTAAGGAAAAAGTTGTTAAGGAAAAAGCAAAATCTAAAACAAAAGAAACTGCACCTGAAAAGGAAGAACCAGCTTCTGATGATATAGATATTGACAACATCTTAGCGAAAGTTAAAAATAAATAACACAAGGAGTATTAAATGATTATTAATATCAATGATATTGAAGTTTTTGATGAATTAATTAAAGCTGTCGTTCGGATTGTCCCGGACGCACAGTTTGAAGTCGACAGTGAAGGTGTACAATTGAAAGTCATGAATGATTCTCAAACAATTCGTGCATATTTCAAATCTGATTGTATGACATCAAAAGAAGCAGTGACATTCTGTTTTAAAGACCTACTGAATTTGAAAAAATCTGTAGGACTTATTGCAGCAATTGAAGACGAAGTTCAATGTGACTTGGAATTTAACAACACATTTTTAACATATAAGAATGATGTTAAATTTAAACTCAAAGTTGTCAAACCAGATATAATCCAAGATTATATTACTGAAGACATTAAAACAAAATTAAAATCTGTATTTAGTTTTGAAACAGAACCTGAGTTTATCAAGCAAGTCATACAATGTACAAATATTGTAAATGACAATGATTGTAAAGTTTATTTTACACAATCGGAAGACAAAGTAATTTGTGAAATCGATGATAAAATGAACACAATGGCGAATTCTGTAGGAATCCCAGTAAGTGACAATATTGAAGGTTCAATAGATAAAGCAATTGCTATGTCTGTTGATAATTTTCAAGCATTTTCTGTCTTACCTGCTGATACTATTAACATAAATTATACAGACAAAAATGTATTCGAGGTTCGAAGTAAATTTGATGATTCTATTGAATTATATATGATTACTACTACTTTGAAAGGATAATCCGTATAAATAATTGTAACATTAAAAGGAGACAACGTTGTCTCCTTTTTTAATCTGGACACAAATATGGAACCTAAAAACAAATTATATACTCGCTCTTATGCAATTAAAAGATTAAATGAAGTAAAATTCAAAACAAAAATTGTAGATATCCAATACAACGACGCAAGATATTGGACAATCATACTTAACCCAGACAATCATAACATCTTCATAACGTGTTATTTAAACCGCGAAAATAAACAAGACTTTTATTTTAAACTCCACTCTTCTAGAAACACAATTAACATTAAAACTAAATCAATGCTTATACTGATTGAAGGTGTTAACAATCTTATTAGTGAAATTGATGCCTCATGTTAACGTCATTCTTCAAAACAAATAAACAAAGAAAGAAAGAACTTCTCGCAGAAGAAGATGAATTTCCGTCATTTAAATCTGATGCACCTTCAGACAACCCATTATTTATTCGTAAGAAATCTAAATTAAAATACAAATCGTCACAGATTAGAAAATTAACTGACTTTGACGTTATTGAAGTAACATTCAAACGACGTGGTTGGCCTATTGCAAAACCATTCCCTTGGCAGAAAAAAGAAACTCGTCGTATGTTAGCAACTGCAAACTGGAAGTTCATCCAGAACACTAAAGAATTCAAATTCAAACCACCTAGAGGAATCCGTCCTAGGTCAAAAGCCTGGTACAAGAAAAGAAAACTTGTAATAGTGTGGGATTTGATATTATTGAATTGGCGAATTATTTCCCTTGATGATTATGATGTTGTTAATGTGTTTAAAACAAAAACTAAAAAAGAACAAAAAGAATTCTTAAGAAATTATACGAACTTATTGAAAAAAGGTCGTAATAAATTAAAATTAATCTTCAATAAGTAGGTATAATATGGCAGGACAATCACCTTTAATTTTGAAAGAAAATAAAGTATATAAAAAAACAGGAATACCTAGGAAAGATTTAGAAATTTTCTTTGCTACTAATCTTGTTGAAATAAAATTTAAAAGACGAAAATCACCTGAGTGGTTAAAGAAAAATAGAGAAGCAGGTCATGCAAGTTTTCATAGAAGAATGCTTTGTACAAGTAATTGGAGATATATAAGTTCACCACTTGTTAGGAATTTATATAATTGGAACAGACCTAAAAGTAGAAAAGGAAAAGCATATTATCGTAAACATAATATGCTTGTGACATGGGATTTACTCCAGAATCATTGGAGAATTGTGTCCCTTGATAAATACACAATTATGGGATATACTCCTATAACGAAATTAAGACAAAAAGCAGAATTTACTGAATTCTACAGACAACATCTTAAAAATTTGCCTGATGGTAAAAAATTAAGTTTCAACGACAAATAAAAAAGGAATGTATTATGTATAGTTATGACGAGGTTCTAGAATCATGCACTGAATACTTTAATGGTGACACAATGGCAGCTGCTAATGCCACCAATAAGTACTTAATGCAAGATAAAGACGGGAATTATTTAGAAAAAAATCCTGATGAAGTTATAAAAAGACTTACAAAAGAATTTGCACGAATTGAACAGAAATATCCAAATCCATTATCTGAAGCAGAAATTTACGATGCGCTTAAAGGATTCAAGAAAATAATTGCGCAAGGTTCACCAATGTTCGGTATAGGAAATGATGAACAAATAACTTCAATAGGAAATTGTTTTGTTATTCCTGGACCTGAAGATAGTTATGGTGGAATATTAAAGACTGACCACGATTTAGTACAAGTAATGAAACGGCGTGGTGGAGTAGGAGTTGATATTTCATCTCTCCGTCCTTCAGGTTGTAAAGTAAACAATGCTGCTAAATCATCAGACGGTATTGGATTATTTATGGAAAGGTTCAGCAACACAACAAAAGAAGTTGCACAAAATGGAAGACGTGGGGCATTAATGCTTTCAATTTCATGTATGCATCCTGATATTGAAACTTTCATAAACATCAAGAAAGATTTAACAAATGTCACAGGCGCTAATATCTCAATACGATGGACAGATGAATTTTTAAATGCTGTTGAGAACGACGAACAAATAACACTTAGATACCCAGTTGAAGCAACTTTAAGTGAGGCTACGACCACGAAAGAAGTTTCTGCGGTTGATATATGGACTCAGTTTGTAAGTGCCAATCATGCCGCTGCAGAACCCGGTTGTTTATTTTGGGACACTATATTGAAAGATACAATTTCTGAAGTATATGCTGAAGATGGATTCAAAACTTCTTCAGTCAATCCTTGTGGTGAAATTATTTTATCTCCATACGGTGCGTGTATTCTGATGGTTGTTAATTTAGCAAATATTGTTCCCGAGTATTTAAAATTCAAAGACATTAGAATGAAAGATTTAGACCAAATTTATGCAAATATTGAAAAACACACAAGAATAGCAACAAGACTTATGGACGATATGATTGATCTTGAAATTGAAAAAGTAGATAAAATTATTGATAAAATTTCACAAGGAACAGAACATGTCGATTTACTTACATCTGAGTTAACAATCTGGTTAAAGATTAAAGAAACTTATGAAAAAGGAAGAAGAATTGGGTTAGGAGTTACAGGCCTCGGAGATTTAATTGCTCAAATGGGCTTTAAATATGGAGACAATGATAGTATAAATTTCACAGACAGAATATTTAAGATATTCAAAAACTCGTCGTATTATGAGTCTGCTATGTTAGCAAAAGAAAGAGGAACATTTGAGGTATTTAATTATGAAAAAGAAAAAGATCATTCAAGCTATGGTGTGTTGGACAGTAACGTCGTTAAGTGTATGGAAACCTATGGTAGACGCAATATTGCCATTAATACCTGCGCTCCCGCAGGTACTATTTCAACTTTAGCACAAGCAAGTTCTGGGATCGAACCTGTGTTTATGTTGTCGTATTTAAGAAATAAAAAAATGACTCAGGAAGAATTAGATCAAAATAATAAACCTGCTTTTGTTGACAATGATGGAGTTAGTTGGTCACAATTTGAAGTTGTGCACCACGGACTTGAAGAATGGAGACGATTGAATCCTGGAATAGACGATTCAGAATCTCCATACTTTGGTTGTACAGCCCAAGAGATTAATTGGGAAAATAGAGTTAAAATGCAATCAACTATACAAAAGTATATAGATCATTCAATTAGCTCTACAGTTAACTTACCAAAGGAAGCAACACTCGAAGAAATTAATGGAATATATCTTGAAGCTTGGAAACAAGGATGTAAAGGAATTACAATTTACAGAGATGGTTCTCGTACAGGTGTTTTAGTATCAAAAGAAGACAAAGACAATAATGAGTCTGCTTTTTGCTTAACATGTGCACCAAAAAGAGAAAAATCATTGGGTTGTGATATACATTATTCAAATGTTATGGGCAAATCATGGATATTCTTTGTAGGATTAGTGGACGGCAGACCTTATGATGTTTTTGGTGGAAAACAAGTTAATATTGAAATATCAAAGAAATGGAAAAAAGGTATAATAACAAAAAATGGAAGAATTGACGGAGTAAGAACTTACGATTTAGTATTAGGAGATGATGAAATAATTATCAAAGATATTGCTAAAGAATTCAGTCCTGACTTAGGCGCAAATACTCGTCTATTATCTACAATGTTGCGTCACGGAATACCTATAAAATTTATATGTGAACAACTGAACAAAATTGGTGAGGATGCTGATTTGTTTTGTTTTGAAAAATCAGTAGCAAGAGTATTGAAAAAATATATTAAAGATGGCGAAAAAGCTGGTGGAATTTGTCCAGAATGTGAACAAGACGCAATGGCATATCGTGATGGATGTATTTCTTGTATGTCATGTGGTTGGTCTAAATGTGGATAAGGTAGTATAATAAATCAAAAGGAGAAATTTAAAATGCAATACGAATCAAAAGTAACTACAGAAATATGCTGTGACCTATGCAATATGCCAGCACATACTCATTTTGCTTGCCCTGCCTGTGGTAATGGTTTTGCAGCGACAGATGTCTATGGTGAATATTTATGGGAGGTTGAAGATGGTATTTTTAAATGTATTGATTGTGAAACCAAATGGGAAATTATTAAACAAGCTGAATTAGCTGGTGAATGTATTATAACAATAAGGAAGATTTAAATGAAAATATTATGTTTAGCTGATTTACATATCAGGAACAATACTGATGCAAAAACTAAAATACATTGGGCTAAAAGATTGTTCAAATCAAAGAGCCCAGATGTTGTTGTGATATCTGGAGATATCTTTGAAGCAAATATGGGTTACAAAAAGAATCCGTATAAGTTGTTAAGTGAAATAACAAATAACGAAAAACCAATTGTATGCACATTAGGAAATCATGAATTTGTAGATCACACAGTTATTAGCGTATTATCAAATTATATTAAAAAATACAAACCTGAGTTATATAATGTTCATTATTTAGATGTTGTTAATCATTATGATATCGGTGACATAAGATTTTTAGGGAATGTTCTTTGGTATGACGGAAGTATGAAGGTCAACAAAAATCAAAGAATTACAGATTGGGGAAATGGTTGTTGGTTAGATAAAAGAATAGTTAATTTTAATTACTTGATTGAGAACAGAATTTGTGTGAATCAAATTAAAAACAGTATTTCTGAGGAAAAAACAAATGTACTTGTAACACATACATTGCCTCATTCGACTATCAATGCACACGAAGAATCTGAATTATCAGCATTTTCTGGTATGAAGAATCTTTTAAAAGATATCAATGTACAATATTCTATAAGTGGACATACACATCGTAGAATGTGTAATATACAATTAGAAGATGTGAAAATTGTAAATGTGGGTAATGATTACTATCCACCGTATCAATTTTATTTATTAGAAATTTAAAAAGGAGAGTTAAGTATGGAACAAGTAGAAATTTTTCCGTCGTTTTGGTTTGTGTTAGTTGCTATGTTGGCAATGTTGTGGTTCACAATGATCAGTTTAAAAATGAACAAAATTAATGATAAATTAGACACATTAATTAAAATTGAACAAACATCGTTAATGTATAAACAATAGAGGTTTTATGAAGTATGCAACTTTCTCAAATTTGTTAACTGAAAAAGATATAACTGGTATGTTTTATAATGATGAATTAGAAGCAGTTTGTTATAAATGCAAGAATGTTAATGTTGTATCAGCTGAAAAAGAAGAATTCAAATGTGAAACATGCGGTGAATCACAAGGTTCACCGCAATATAACCCAGAAGAATATGAAAAAGAACGACCAATTTGCTGACATTTTCTTTAGTTATTTTGTAGAAGATAAACTTCAAGAAAATCTTAGAAAAATTACGCGGTACAATGACAGATGGCAAATGCGTTGCCCTATTTGCGGCGATTCTGCAAAAAACAAAAGAATTAAACGTTTTTGGTATTACAAAAAAACAAACTCTGCATATTGTTTTAATTCAGGATGTCCTGCGTCTGAGCAAGGTTTACCTATTCTTAAAATTTTGTCGTTAATTTGCAATCAATCAATCTCAGAAATTAAATTAGAATATCTTAAATCTTTCGGCAAAACAACAAAGAAGATAAGA